TCGGTAAATAAGCACAGTTATAAACTCTGTTTGGTGAAATCTCAATTGGTTTACCACCAAATTGTAATGATCTCATAGATGGAAGAATTTTTTTATCGTATACCATTTTATATACTTCTTCTATCTGGTCTTTAATGTTTGGGTATTTTTTTTGGTGCATTTCTTTATTTCTTGTCACCAATTCTTCCCAAGTTTCCCTTCTATTTAGTTCAGGGACAAATTTAGCGTATTTCATATAGACTGTAATATCGCTCAATATTTTTTGTGAAATATCCATTTTTTATTAATTTAATTATTTTTATTTTATGATTTTTTTTCTTGTTCTCTTTGTTGTCTTTTTTCCAACAATTCTTTAACTCTTAACCTTTGTCTTTCTTCTTTTTGTTCTTCTAAACCTAAAAATGTAGTTGTGGATTCAGTATCAATTTCAATCATCGCATTATCAAATTTACAATTTTCAAACACCACACCGTCATCTCCAATACGAGACTTGGTAATTGCTATTGTGGCTAATTTCATTTCTTTTTGTTGTAATGTCTTTGCTACTGAAATAATAACGTGTCCTACTTGTGCCTTCTTAATTGAGCCGCCCATTTGGTCTGTTGTAACAACTTCCGATGAAATAGAAGCTCTATTTCCCTGTGTTGCCGTCCAACCAGCAATGTTTAATTCGTGACACATAGCTTCAAATCCTCTCATTACAGATCCTTCACTTTTCCACTCATCCCCTAGGTTTTTATCTGGAACAACACAATCAATGTAATCTAAAACAACCATATCTATTTTAACACCATCTGCAATCATCTTTCTAATTTCATTCTTAATTTGCAACATAGTTTTTGTGTCAGAAGGTAGTTTTTTCAAGATTAACTCATTTGGCATTGTTTCCTTGATTTCTGTTACTTTAGTCATCACCTCATCCTTTTTTTCTGACAATTCGTCAGGGTGAATCTTTGTCCAGAGAGTAAAATGTTTTCTCTGTATCACTTTTGGGTTGTCTTCAAAAAATACTTGAAGAACGTTAAATCCTAGGTTAAACGCGTGGTTTGAAATCTTTGTTAGGATAGTTGACTTTCCTACACCTGTTGGTGCTAGTATTACACCAATTTCCCCTTTTGCTAATCCTCCTTTTAACAGTCTATCAATCCCTGGTATTCCCATTGGAATTGGGTGTCTATAGTCGTCATCCAAGACTTGGTCTAGGTTTGAAAAGACATCTAACATTGATGTGTCTTTTGAACCAACAAGTAATGCGTCTCTTACTAATTCTTCTAGAGTATCATAGTTTTCAAACTCACCTCCGTCTATAATTTTTTGAGCCTTTTTCATTACTTTCTGTAACTCTTGTTGTTTACAGAATTTAAGTGCCTTTTCTTGTACGAAATCCGCTCCGTCGATAGGTGCAGACTTGATTTTCTTAACGGTATCAAGTACAACCTTAACGGCAGTTTCTTGTTGTAATTCGGATTTTGCGACTTGTTCTAGGGTGTCAAATGATGGTGTATGTTCATACTTTGTATAGTACTCTTTTATCATTTGAATGATTATTTTAAAATACTTGTTTTCAAAATAATTGTTTTCAATTACCTCAATAATTGAGTGTGAAAAGTCTTTGTCTACAATGATTTGGTTAAGTAATTGTATTTGAAAATTGTTACCAAGATATTCAAAGTTTTTGTTTGTCGCCATAATTTTTCTTCTTATCAGTAAAGATAAATACTACTAGTTTTGAATAAATTGTGGATAAAAATAATTAAATTTTCTACCTGAAAAAATGTCAGTAAGCTCCGACAATATAGTTTTCAGCTTTGGGCGTAGGTCTACGGTATATCTGACCTTTGGTGGGTATACTTTTGCATCAAATGACCTCTGACAAATTGTCATATTCTCAACCTTAATATATAGGTTAAAAATTTCGTCACCTTCTGTTATGGATGTGTTTAACACTTCCGGGTTTTCCATAATTTCATATTGGTTTTCCAACATATAAACTACGGATCTCATTTTTAAATCGTATTGTAGTTCATTACAAAACGACCTAATGTAATCATAAAAATCTTCAGATTTGTGTGCTGTTTTATTGAAACCTTTGACATTAAAATATCGTTGTACAACAATATTGTCATTACACATTAAAAGAAATTCTACTTTTGTTACTTCTTGTTCTCTCATTTTTTACTTTTTTGTTCTGTTTCTAAAATTTGTTTTTTCTTTTCTTGATAGTTTTAAAAATGGTTTTAAAAAATTCACCCAGGCATCGTCACCCTTTGGGAGAAATTTGAAGAATCCGTCGTCCATCATCATTCTTATTAGATTTCTATGTCCTCTTCCGTCTGGATCCAAAGACTCTGAATAATATAATCTAACAAATTCTTTTCCTTCTTGAGAAATGAGTGGATTAGCTAGGTCCACCAATTTTTCATTAATTGTGAAAAACTCCTCTCCAAATATTCCCTCTTTGGTTTTCCCGCTTAGGAGATTTTGTAAGGCAACATTTCCTTTTTGTTCCGAAAGTAAACTTTCTGCCTTTGTTAAAATATCGGTATATTTTAATTCAGTATCAAGTATTTCAGGAAATAATTTAAGAAATGTTTTTTCACCCAAATAAAAAATACCATCAATATTATCTGAACTATCACCAGTTAATATTTTGTAAGTTTTGATATTATAATGTGGTATTTCTGACATATCCATTTTAATACCATCACCATTTTTATAATATCGTTTTTGTTGGGGTGAATATATAGTTACCCTTTCAGAAATTAACTGTGTTAAATCCCTATCGGATGAAAATATTGTCTTGTCTTCATCTTCAGAAATTTGACAATAATAAGCAATTAAATCGTCAGCCTCCGATTGTTCTACCTCTAATTGTCTAACAAACATTTCTTCTAGGTATTGTTTTACTCTGTTTTTTTGAGTAATAAAAGATTGTTCTTTAAAATCTTCTTCGTTTTTTTGTTTTCTATTGAGTTTGTATTTGGGATAGATAATTCTTCTTTGTGAAGAACCAGTTTCACTATCCCAAAAGACAACCACTTTGTTATAATTGTTTTCCTCTAAAAATCGTCTTAAAGTGTTTAAAAAGTACCAAGTACCACCAACGTGTTCTCCTTTATTAAAAAAGTCTCTAACACCGTGAAAACCAATTTTTAATAGATTATTTCCATCAACTAATAAAGTTTTAGTCATTAGAAGTTTCGTTTATTGGGTTTGACAATACTGGTTCTTTTTCCTGGATATAATCAGAGAAGAATTCCATAAATATCGCTTCCATTACTGGTACACAAATTGAGTTTCCGGCTAGAGATACGTGACCTTTTGTTGATAATGATGTTGTTAATAATAAATCAATATCCTCATCACGAACACCCATAAATCTGTATCCTTCTCTTGCGGTAATTGTTCTTACTCTACCGTCTCTCGTCATAATTTGTGGAGATCCACTAGTTGTTAGACAAGGTGAACAACCCTCAATAGAATAAATCCTTCTTGCTTGGTCGTAACTAATATCGTCTCTTCTAGCAATTAATCTACAAATTGTATGATGTTTTGGTTGATGTAAGGTATATGGACAATCAATAAACAATGATTGATTTTCGGTGTCTTCAATAAATGTGTCCATAGGTATTCTAGTTTTTTTGTAACTATCAACATTCATCATTTTTTGTTTCACATCATCTTTGTCACCATTTAAAACAGAAATCATAAAAACTCTTTCTCTATTTTGTGGACAACCAAAGTCAGCACCATTTAAAATTCTCCAGTACGAAGTATATCCTAATCCACGAAGAAAATAAATGTGTTTTTTGAAATTTTCATAGTGGTTTTTGGATACTAGATTTTTAACGTTTTCCATCAATAAATATTGTGGTCTATTAACCGACAAAAGTCTTTCAACGTCAAATAATAATCCACTTCTTGTACCTTCTTTAATTCCTCTTTGTATTCCAGATATTGAAATATCTTGACAAGGAAATGAATACGTTAGTAAGTCACAATTTGGAAAGTTATTTTCATCAACTTTTGTAATATCACCTAAATTTCCATAAGTTGTTGTATGTAAAACATCATAACATTCGTTTGCCTGTTTGAAGTTGTCGCAGTTTGCAACATTTTCATAATTAACCCCAATGTATTTAAGTGCCAACTCTTGTGTTCCGTAACCGGAAAATAACGATACTACTTTTAATTTATTCTTGTTCATAAACCTTTTCTTCTTTTAAATCAAATTCACCATCTACACCAATAATATTTTTCCAATATTCGGCATAATCTTTTTTGTAGTCTTCAATAGACTTCTTTTCTTCCGTAGCATCTTTTCCAGGTAAAAACCCGTGAGGTGTTACGATAATTTTACCATCTTCAAACCCAAGTCCATTAATGTGGTTTTTCATAACCGATACTTTTGTTCTTGATGCAAATTTAACTGTTCTTTTGTCTTTTGTCGCTGTAATTTTTGTTGTTCCAGCGCCTTTTTGGTTTCCATATAGAAATACTAAAGATGAATTTAACCAAATTGCTTCACCACCTTTTGCTTTAATTTTTGGTTGACCAAATGGATTATCTGGTAATTCAACCCAAGGTTGGTTTACAATGATTAATGTGTTTTCAAATTTAGAATCTGCTTTACGTGACCCAGAAATTCTTTGGTTAATTCCCATTCCAATCTTATCGGCTAAAACGCTTGCATTGTGTTGTTTACCACCTTTACCTTCATAAGTCATTTTACAAGGAACTGAACCTACTGAATCCCACATAATACATAATGAATAATCTAACTCACCTTTTTCTTGTGCATCCAACAAATCATTAATATAATCTGTAATTTGTTCAATATAACTAAAATTGTTATTAAATAAAAAGAAACCGTCCCAAGTTAATTCTCCTGTTTCTTCATCAACAACTTCTTCACATTCAAACCCCATAAGTTTTGAGTGTTCAAAAGACCATTTTTGTTCTGTAATAATAAAAACTGGAAGTATTTCTTTTTTTTGTGCGTCAACGGCTGTTTTTACTAGAGCGGTTGTTTTCCCGGTGTCTGAATGTCCAAGAAACATATTGATGTGTCCCATAGCAGGACCTGGAAGTCCTACAGCGTCTAAAAATGCCGGTCCTAAATCAAAGTATCTTTGTGGTTTGTATTTTGCGTCCGACGAGAATTTTTTCTTTATCGTACTAAAGTCTGTTTTTTTGATTGCCATAATGTTTTTTTAAAAAGATAAGAAAATATGGGTACATTGTCCACTAATATACCCATATTATTTGTTAAAAATTAGAATGGTAACTCTTCGTCAATATCATCGTCTTCTTGTGGATCAACGACTTTTGTTTCTTCTTTGGTTTTTTTACCTCCCATAGAGATTTCAGCTTCGGTAGAATTACTGTAGATGTATTTTCCAGTATCAGAATCCCATCTTGGTGTTTCACCACGAGCAATAGATTCAAGGTATTCTACTGGTTTTTTAGAATAAACATCTTCCCAAGTAAGTTCGTCTCCAATCCAAGATGCCATTGTATCTTCGTCTTCGTGTACTGGCGATGGGTCGTCATACATAACAGTTTGGATTACTGTGTAGAACGCACCTTTTGGTGTTTTTGCTTTTGTTAGTTCAAGAATTAAATCTCGTCCTTTGTCCGCATCAGCAACATCACCTTTTGCTTTGTAGATTGGGATAATCTTATCAAAAATTCCTTCTTGTTTGTAGTTGTGTTTAAATCGCCAGAATTTAGGACCATCTTGTTCGTTGTCACGATCAATTACTTTAACAATATAAAACTTACGAGGTTTGTATTGTTTTGCTAAATCTTTGTCAGAATCTTTTCCAGTATTCATCAACTCTTCATAAACCTCACTTAATGGTGAACGCTCATTGTCATTTTTTCCTGGATCATAAAATTTCTGCCATTTACCGTCCACAAGGATTTCGTGAAACCACACTTCTTTAAACGGTGTTGACCCGTCTGGTGTTGGTAAAATACGGATTCTTTTTTGTGCTTGCTTTTCGTTGTCTTTAAGTATTGCAGCAAAATACTTTTTCATTCTTTCTTCTTGAGACATTTTTGAAGTGGAAGAAGAACCACTTTGTTTTGAGCTTTCATACTGAGCCAAAACTGCATCTAAAACATTGCTTGTCGCCATATATATTAATTATTAAAAGTTTACAATAGAAAATATAAGTTAAATAAAAATAGTAGTCAATACGCTAAATAAAAAAATGTTTAAGGTCGTAAATTGCGACCTTAAACATTACATATAATTGTTTTCGTCTTCACCAAATTGGTTAAAACTATCTTTAACCTCTGTTGTTGACAAACTTTCAACCTCGTCTGGTGTTAAAACATATTCGTGTTTTCCACTTTTTTCAAAGTCTTCTTTTTTGTCTTCAAAAAAATCAGAAAGTTTTTGATTAAAAGGTCCAGAATCTAAAGACCTTAATTCTAGTTTTTCAACTGGTGTTTTTGGTCTTAATTTATCAAATTTTGTTTCAAGGTCATTAAGTTTGTTTACAAGATTATCCATTTCACCAAGTTTTGTTTCCAACGTTTGTAATTGGTTAAACAAATTACTAAAATATTCTTCTTGTTTGTCAGACATTGTTTTTTGTGAATCAACAAGATCTGTAATATCTAATTCTTCAACACCACTTTCTTCATCAGCAGGTTCTTCATCACCACCAACTTCTTCAACATCTGGGTCATTAGCAATATCAACTGTTGTTCCAGTTGTTGCTCCAGTCGCACCTAAATCTCCTGTCGGTGGCGGTGGGGGTGTACCCAAATCTCCACCTGGAGGAGGTGGGGTTCCTGGGGCTGGACTTGCAGCTCCTGGTAGGGGTTCTTCGGCTCCTAAATCCAATCCTTCAATCCCCGAATCTTCTGGTATTGCTTGTTCTTTAATATAGTTATTTATATTATTGAATCTTCTAATTTCCTCTAGGATTTTTTTATCTACATTCATATTAACCATTTAATAAAGTTTTTATACCAGATTTGGTCTCAACGTGAATTTTTTTAAATTGTTTCATAGTGTTGTCTACTCTTTCAATAAGACCATCTTTCATTCTAACGGTATAACAATCTCCAGTATCTAAATCACATACTTGTTTTGTTCCGTCACCCATATCTTTTTCTGACATTCTTGTATTCTTACCAAGATAATTGTCCAATATTAGTTTAGTACTACTCATATTCTTTTTATTTATAAATATCTGTTTAATTTAAATGTTATAAAGATTTAAATAAATTTATTGATTCTTTAATTTTTGTTTTAATTTTACTGATGTCATTAGGTTGCATTTCATCATATACTTTTGGTGATTTGTTGGTTGGGAAATCTAAAATGTATGATTTTGTTATAGCGTCAATAATATTATTGTCTAAATCAACACCAGTTAAAGTATTATCAATTAAAGACTCAATACCACCAACTTTACCAGAGTATTTATTAACCATAAAATCTAAAAATTTTTCTAAAGATGAAAATGTTGCCATAGGTACTTTTAAATTTTTTCCTTGGTCAACACAAAAATAATTTAAATCAAAGTAAGTTGCTGCACCACCCCAATCAACATTTAATGGTATTGCAGAATAATTAAAATTAAGTGTTTTAAATTGTCCAGAGCTGTCGCTTCCAATATAAATTGTTGAAAATAAAAAAGTACTTAATATGATTTTCTGATTTTCTGGTAATGATAATTCTTTAATTTTTTTAATTAAAAGATTATACATTGTTTTATAATTACTAGTAGTTGTTGTTGGTGTAACGTTTGTATAGTTTTGATATGATCTTATTAGGTTTGTTGAGCAAGTTAGTGTTGTTACATCACCAATACCTTCGGTCGCATAGCTTACAGAACTATTTTGTTCTTTTAATATGTTGTCTGGTGTTTCACTTAATCTACTGTCTTCTTCTTGTATTTTTTGTTTTAAAGATGTTAATATTTTACTATTCAATGATTGTAAATACTTATCAAGTGTTGGGATACTATAAAAAGGTTGTCTTTGACCTTCAAAAGACGTTTCAAAACCAGAATCATTAATTCTATGTGTTACTTTTAAAATCATATATGGCCCACTAAATAATGGTACATATCTCAAGTTAAAATACATCATTGGTTGTATCATAGCATTACCTAACATATCAACACTACATTTGTAACTTCTATTTCTATATAAATTATACAATGAAACACTTTGAGTTCCACCCCCTCTGTTTCTATTTAAATTTGCCATTTGATTTAACACCTCTAAAGATTCGGCTGTGGGGTCTCCTGGTTCTTGTGACACATCAAATTTAGTAAATATTTGTTGATTTTGTGGTCCCATATCTATATTAAACCCAACAACTTTATTTGACCTATCCCAATCTTGTTTACCGTCTTGGTCTTCCACTAAAGGACAATCGCTTGATCTTCTCAAATCAAAAGCATCATCTCTAAATCTATAATCTATATTTTCATTTAATGCCAAATGTTCACTTGGTTTGTTTGCAAACAAACACAAAAACTTTGAGCTTGTTTCTCTATAATCTAAACTTGTAAACGTACCAAATAATGAATTTGCAAATTCTAACGACCCTTCTGGTGAAGGAGACGCGTTTTTACTTACGTCTTGTACATTATAAAAGTTTGCATATGCCGGTAAGGTAAAAAATGTAAAATTATTATTTGTTAATATTGTTGATATAATATCTAACATTTTGTTTTTATAAGAACCATAATCAATTGTGTCTTTAACTTTAAACACGTCAGCATAAATTTTTTGACCAACGTCTCTACTTGCTCTATCATAAAGTAAAACGTCTTCAAAAAGGGTTTTAGTTTTATAGTCGCCACCAGCTATCCAAGTGTCGTTTAAACCTTTAAACATATCATATAACTCATATCTAGTTTGTTCACCATTTAAGTCAGCTTTAACTTTTTTTGCTTCTTTTTTTATTGTAACTTTTGGTATGTTTTTTCTTAATGTTGTTAGTTCCAGATTCAACACGGTATCAATATAATTTTCACCTTTAGTTAGGTATACAGACATTAAATTTAAAAACTTTTCTCTATTAAGAGATACGTCTAACAATTTTTGTGTTGCATAAATTTTTATTATTGGGGCAAATCTTATAACGTTGTTTTCTTCAAACTCAACATTCATATCAATAAAAAAGTCAGTAATGTAAGAACCTAAATTTGAGTACTGTAATGACGTAATATCTGAAAACCCAACATATGTTTCTAGCGCTTTCCAAGTTTGTGGGTATAACGCTTTTGAGTTTGCAAGAGTTATTGTCCCCGATGGTGTTGGTAAAGCGTTTGGTGAATTTGTCTTATAGTAATTATATGTCAATGGATCTT